TCTGCAGGTGACCGCACATCTGTGGTTGAGTTCGATATTCACTACAGCCTCAAGGGGCCTGAAAAGTCACCATCAATCGCCTGTTTGGGCGCATTCTCGAACATGCAAGGTTACCGTGCGGACCTTCTTATCGCCGATGACATCGAAAGTAAGAAGAACTCTGGTACACCTGTACAGAGAGAGAAGTTGGTAGACGTTACACGAGACTTCACGTCTATCTGCTCAAAGGGTGACATCGTCTATCTTGGTACACCACAGTCTGTGGACAGTATCTACAACGGACTACC